GCAGAGGAAATGGCAGCGGCGAACCAGCCGAACCAGGAGAAAAACGAATGAAACAGGGAACGCAATTTGTGCTGCCCGTGGAAATCGGCATGAGCCTGGACGAGATAAGCCGGATCGAATTTGTATTTAAGCAAAAAAATTATAATGGCTTCCCGGCTATCAAATCCAACGTCTGGCCGGATGACTGCACCCGGCAAGCGGGGCAGAACATCATCCTTATCCCCTGGACGCGGGAAGAAACGTACAAATTCCTGGGCGGCGAAACATTGTACATGGACACCCGCATCACGTTGCGGGACAGCGCTGACCAGCCGCAGACGGAAATTTTGGCGCTCAAAATGAGCCCGACCTTATTCCAGGAGGCTGATACATGATCCAAGTGCGAGTAACCCAACAGCACGCCGTATCGGTGCGCATTACAGGCACCGCAGTGGTTAGCGCGCCGGAGTATGCAGGGCCATATGACATCACGCCGTTGCTCTCGGCGCAGACCCTGCCCACCGCAAAGCGGCTATTGCAGCAGAACATAACAATCAAAAAGATACCTCAGTACGAGGTAACCAACGATTCCAACGGTTACACACTGATTATAGGAGAGGAGTACTACAATGCCCAATAAATACGTAAACAAGGTTGTTATCGGCAAGGAAACGAAGCTTGACCTGACTGCCGATACCATTACCCCGGACAAGCTCGCAAAAGGTATCACAGCGCACGACAAGTCCGGCGCCCCTATTACCGGTACCAGCACGAAAGACGCGGATACCAGCGATGCTACCGCAGCTGTGGCGGAGGTTTTGAACGGGAAAACATTCTACGCGCGTGGCGCTAAAATGACCGGCACAATGCCCAACAACGGCGAAGTCAACGGTGAAATCAGCACCGTTTCTGGTAAGTACACCATTCCCATGGGCTTTCATGATGGCGCGGGCGGAGTGACTATCGCAGCGACCGAACAGGCCAAGCTGGTGCCCACAAATATCCGCGAGGGCGTTACGGTCCTGGGCGTGAAAGGCTCTATGAGCGGCAGCGAAGGTATGAAGCCGCAGGCCAAGAGCGTTACGCCGACCTTTGAGCAGCAGGTTGTGCTGCCCGACAAAGCGTATAACTGCCTGTCCCAAGTTACTGTGCAGGCGATCCCGGCCACATACGTTGATAATGCGGCTGGCGGCCAGACGTTGACGATTGGGGGCTGAGCATGGCCGTAAATAAGGTTGTTATCAATGATGAAGTT